GGGGGAGCACCGGGTAAAGCCAATCTCGCTTTCCTTCCAAGCATTTGCTTAGCTTCATGGGACGTACGTCCTTGATCGTTTCTCGCAGAACTCTTATGTCTGACTGCCGCGTGGATTCTTCCTTCTCTCCGGAACGAATCTTCTTACGCTGGGCTTCTGTCATATCCTCGAGTGGAGTCTTAATGGACTCAAAAAGTCCAACCCAACTCGAGTACTGATCCTTGCGAGAAACGAACTCTCCGTTAACGCCATTCGAAGATACCCACTCCTCACGAGTGCCTTCGTACTGCGCTGAATTCGGAAATGTCCGAGCGATTGGTTTCGGTAGCCTACTGAGGAGTCTCCCCAGCTCTTTGTCGGCCGCCTTCAATGCTCCGCGTTGCCTGATTATGAACGAATTCAAAACTCCCTCGGTAGCAGCTGCTGCGACTTGACGTTGCAATCGGCTAGCCCCAGGCTTGGATTGAGCATATTTAATGTCAACCCCATAGCCACCGAGGTGAGAAGGGAAGAAGAAGTTCGGGACGAAGCCACCGACTGGCAGCTTCGACCGGTTCATCAACCCATCAGGTAGGAACGCGAGAGATTCTGGACACAGATCAAACATTTTATTAAATGCTGTTCCGATCTCAAATGGAGAATCTTTCTCCTCACCAGACTTCAGAGAGAAGTTGTAAATCAACTTTTGGTTAACGTACCCAAATTGTTGATTACCACCTGGTGTCATAAGAAACTGGACGTTGTTCACCATGGCAAAGTACTTGCTCGTGTAGGATTTCCCCAATGAAGGAGTCAAACCTACATCGAGAGCACACTGCTCAAAAATGGAAACAAGCTCGGGCGGACAAGGAAACATCAGATCATCACCATTGATGATAATCATTGATTTGATTAGTTCCACATCGTCGCTATCGAGCAGTCCTAGTTTCATCCCCTGTGAGAGGCACTTAAGTACCCCAGCATAATTAATCATGCACAGGAGCGGGAAAGACAGAGGATGTCCCATGAGTTGGCCATTAGTCTGATTAATTTCAGGACTAATCCCTGCGAAAAGGTGCACGTCCTTCTCTGCCACGTCGCGGAGGATGTCGCTGTACTCGATCGTAGTACCACCCAAATCATGGGGGACTTCGATTCTGAGAATGCGCTCTACTTCAGCTATGGCAGTGAGTGATGACTCCAAGTTTAACTTGTCAGTTGCGGCCTCGTAATCAATCGAGTTCCACACCCACCCTTCGTGCTTTGCATCTGCTGGTAACGCAAAGGTCTCGACCCTGCGTTCCCACCCGGCTTTCATAGTCGACATGGGAGATTCCTTCCAAAAGTCGATCAATTTAGCCTGGATTGGGGTTAAGAAGGTATTGAGATAACCGTCTCCGACGGAAATCGCTCGAAATTTCCCGGGTTCCGCAATGAAGCGGGCCGAGACATAGCGCTTAACTTTTTGCGCTTCCATTTCAATTATCTTCTGCTGACACCTAACAAACACATCTTTCTTGAACCTTGCAGACAACGCTGCAATGCTCTTGAGAGACCCTTTCGGATGGAGATGTCCTTCGCTTTGGACAACACCATCCGGGTTGGCTAACTCACTGGCTGTGATGCCGGCTCCAGCAACCTGAGCGAAAACTCCACCTTTCTGGCGCGAGGATTCATTCGATGCATGCCTTGAAATTTTGACAGAGGTATACACATCGACGGGCCGTACAATTTCTTGTACTGCCTTTCTGATGTGATTTACTGTCA